CACAAGCAATTTATTATGAACCATCAAGATTATCTGCTCAGTATGATTATGAATCAATGGAATATACTCCTGAGATTTCTGCTGCTTTAGACATTTATGCTGAAGAATCTACAACGACTAATGAAGATGGATTTATTCTTCAAATTTATTCTGAATCTAAAAGAATAAAATCAGTTCTTGCAGATTTATTTAACAACGCTTTAGACATTAACACCAACTTACCAATGTGGACAAGAAATACTTGTAAGTATGGTGATAACTTTGTGTATTTGAAATTAGACCCTGAAAAAGGTATTGTTGGATGTCAGCAATTACCAACTATTGAAATTGAAAGACATGAGGTTGGAGCTAGCCAAAAGATTTCTGTTCAGGTTGAAAAAAATGAAACAAACAAGGCTCTTTCATTCACATGGAAGAATAAAAACATGGAATTCCAAACATGGGAGATTGCTCACTTCAGATTATTGGGTGATGATAGAAAACTACCATACGGAACTTCTATGTTAGAAAAAGCAAGAAGAATTTGGAAACAACTATTGTTATCTGAGGATGCAATGTTGATATATAGAACATCAAGAGCACCTGAAAGAAGAATCTTTAAGGTTTTTGTTGGAAACATGAATGATGATGATGTTGAAGCATACGTTCAACGTGTTGCTAATAAGTTCAAAAGAGAACAAATTGTTGATAGTAAAACAGGAAACGTTGATATGAGGTTTAACCAAATGGCGGTTGACCAAGATTACTTTGTTCCTGTTAGAGACCCTGCAGCACCAAGTCCAATTGATACTTTACCAGGTGCAACAAACTTATCAGAGATTGCGGATATTGAATATATTCAAAAGAAATTATTAACTGCACTCCGTGTTCCTAAGGCTTTCTTAGGTTTTGAAGAAGTTGTAGGTGACGGTAAAAATCTATCTTTACAAGATATTAGATTTGCCCGTACGATTAATCGTATCCAAAAAAGTATGTTAGCAGAACTTAACAAGATTGCTATCATTCATCTTTTCTTATTAGGATTCGAAGATGAACTTTCTAACTTTACATTGGGTCTAACAAACCCATCTACACAAGCGGACTTGTTGAAGATTGATGTTTGGAAAGAAAAAGTTTTATTATACAAAGACTTAGTTGCTGACCCAGGGAATGGTATACAAGCAACATCATCAACTTGGGCTAAGAAACATATTTTTGGTTGGTCTGATGAAGAAGTTAAACTTGATTTACAACAACAAAGAATTGAAAGAGCTGTTGGTGAAGAACTCAAAGCAACTGCAACAGTAATCACTAAGACAGGATTCTTTGATAACATTGATAAGCTTTACGGCACAACCACAGGAACAACTCAAACACAAGGTGCTGAAACGGAAATTGAAAGTCCATTACCTTCATTCGGAGGTGGTGGGTCAACACCTGAATTACCTGAACCAGCGGCAGAACCAGCAGGAGGAGAAACTCCACCACCACCGGCAGAAACAGGAGGAGCGGAGGCTGAAGTAACACCTGAATCTAAAATGAAAGATTTTAACATTTTAGTTGAAAATAACATGATTGAAGGGGACGAATTCCTTGATTTAGGAAAAGCTAGAGAATCTTTGGGAGAAATTTCAAAAGAATTGGATAAGTTATTAAATTCATAATATTTATTTGAAAATACAAAAAATGACTTTCGGACAAGTAAAATCCATTATTGAAAAAAATCTTATAGAATCCTATAGGAATGAAAAAGAATTTAAAAAATCTTTGAGAGAATTTAAAGAAAATGTTCTCAACAGTAAGTCGTTGTCCAAGGTTTATAACTTGTATGACCAATTATCAACTTCTCAAGGTCTCAACAGTTCTGATGCCAATGAATTTTTGAACGAAGGAATTGGTTTGATTCAAAAATTATTACCAACTATCAAAATGCCAAAAAGTATATCTGAAAGTAATGAAAACTTGTATTCAGATATCGATACTTTAGTTTACACAAACAAACTTAACATTCACGAAAGATTACAAGCGAGAAAAAATCTTGTCAAAGTTTTAATGTCTGAGAATAAAGTTGTAAAAGAATCAATACAAATTCCTATAAGCACTATGGTTAAAATTGCCAACCAAACTTTAGAGAACTATGTTGATACGATGGATGAACAATCTAAAAAGACATTCATAGAAATTTTGAAATCAGATGGGGACAATCTCAAGGAAGACTTCTCAGTTTTGAAGGAAAAGACTTTAGAAAAATTAAATTCAATTCTTGGTGAGCAAAAAGAAAATGACGTTATTGAAAAAATAACAGAAACAATTAACAAATTAAAAGGAGAAGAATTTAATCAAATTAACTATTTCAAATTAGTTAATTTAGAAAAAAATTTATAATTCGTTAAGTTTTCTTTGTTTGTAGATTGCCTTTAATTTTTGAACTCTTTTCTCAACAGATTTTTTAGTGAATTCCTTTCTATTCAACAATTGTTGATTTTGCTTAGTCTTAATTACTTTGGATTTCAAAGTCTTTAAAGCTTTTTCAATATTTTCGTTGTTTTTAACTTCAATTATTAACATATTAGAAATAAATATTATTTAATTTTATAATTTTTGACATTGAGTTTTATTAGTGTTATTTTTAGTAAAATAAACATTCATAATATGAAACTTAATGAAAAAAGGGAAAAGTGTAAAGTTGAATCTTTACAGTCCAATTAAATCTGTGTATGGGACAGTTGATTCAAAAAATTTAAAATCAATTTATATTAACATTCAATCTTGGGTTTGTCCAAAAAAAGAACATGATAATTGGAATAGAGTCGTTTGTAATTTAAATCGAGAAATAAAACATTCGGTTTTTAACTCAATATCACAAACAGTTTTTATGGACCATAGTATTGTTGATTTGGACCTAAGAACAAGTGGAATTTCAACAGGAAAAAAATCATTTTTCAATTTAGAAGTAAACCTTTACACCAACGAAGAGTTAGATTTCAAATCACAGGAATTAAAAGACTCTGTTAAAAGAATTGTTAAAAACATCTTTACTAATAATCTTTCAAACAACAACTATTTTGATTTTTATAAAACCAAAAAGTAAAATTACTATTAAACTTACTCAACCTGTATATTTATTTCTAAAAGAGTTATGAAGAAATTAAGAATTCTTGAGGCTAATGAATCAGGTCACGGAATACTGATTGAGATGGATGCTGGTTATGTGTCACCCCGTGATGAGATGAACGCAGCTATTCTTAAAGAAGCAGTTAAATTAGACTACAAAAACCCTTTTGAGTTTTATGCAGTTTTACAAAAATATGATACCCCAAATAGGAATGGTAGATTCTATCCTGAAAGAATCCTTAAAAGAGAGGCTGAGAGATATAAAAAGATGATTGCCAAGGGATTGTCAACTTCTGAGTTAAACCACCCAGAATCGTCTCTAATTGATTTAGATAGAGTATCACACATTATCACAGATATATGGTGGGACAAAAATATCTTGATGGGCAAACTCAAACTATTAACGTCACCGGGATTTCACGAGAGAGGTATTGTTTCAACTAAAGGAGACCAAGCGGCTAATTTAATGAGACAAGGTGTTACAATGGGAGTTTCATCTAGAGGTGTTGGTTCGTTGAAAAAAGTAGGAGAGAGAAATGAAGTTCAAGATGATTTTGAATTAATTTGTTTTGATTTAGTTTCTTCCCCATCTACACCCGGCGCATATCTTTTTTCAGACGTCAATGAAAGAGAAAAATATGAAGAAAATCTCGAAGAAGAAAAGAAAATTCAACAACCTGAAAAGAATTTGGACAAGTCTATTGATTTGATGAAAAAACTTACCGATTTTTTAGGAAAATAAAAAAACTAAATTATGGACGAAAAGTATTTTGTTGCAAAAATCACGTATGACCTACCCGACGAAAATTCTGGTAAAATCAAAAAAATCAGAGAAGAAAAGTTAGTAAAAGGTTTTTCTGTAACTGATGTTGAAGCAAAGGTTACAAAAAAATATGAAGGATTCTCTCACGATTGGAGAATAACCTCAGTTTCTGAGAGTAAAATTGATGAAGTAATTGATTAAAACTTAAAGTGGTCTAAACGACCACTTTTTTTATTTTATGGAACTATTTATAATAAAAATTACAAATGAATTTTATTATAAATTTTAAAGACCAAACATCAACTGCATTAGTTGCACCTACGTGGTCTGAAGCGGCGGCTTACGCCGAAGGAACTGGAAAAGAAATCCAAGGTATATCCGAATTGATAAACGTTACGTTTGTTTTGAACGTGGTTGGTTCGGATAATTGTTATCAAGTATCTCTTAAAAATACGACAACATCCTTGTTATCAAACTACTACGTTTTCGATAACGATTTCCAATCATTGAATACTTGGATTACCTCACAATCAAATACTGAAGTTAGAAACATCAGTTTATCTCAAAGAAATTACGTTTCAATATAAGGAAATAATACTTTTTTCTTATTTGACACTATTTATATGTTAAATTAAACAATTTTTCTATGCAAGAAAATAAAGATGTAGTACAAGAGGCACTCATTCGAATGAAACAAGTCGAAGATGTAATTGCCGAGAATGCAAAAGGAATACTTGCTTCAACTATGAAGGAAGAAATCAATCAATTAGTAAAAGAATCTCTATCTGAACAAGATGAAGACGAGGTTGAATTAGATGTAGACATGGACGATGACGCTGAAGAAGTGGACATGGACATGGATACTGATAACGAAGACGAAGTCGAAATGGATATGGACTTAGATTTAACTGACATGGATTCAGAATCTCCTATTGATTTAACAAATGCTTCTGACGAAGAAATTCTTAAAGTTTTTAAAGCTATGGGCGAAGAAGATGGTATCATAGTAAAGAAGGATGGCGAAGACATCCATCTTACTGATAATAATTCTGACAGCGAATACTTGGTAAAACTTGGAGAATCAAAGGAAGAAGAAATGGACGAACAAGAAGAGGAAATGGATGAAGAAGAGGAAGAAATGGACGAATCATCTCATTATGGTGGTAACAAAGGTGACATTTCTAAATCTCGTAAAGACTACATGGACGAAGACGAAGATGTAGATGCAGTTATTGAAAAGTTATTCTCATCGGATTCAGACGAAAACGGAGACATGGATGTTGACGTTGAAGATGATGAAGAGATTATGTATGAAATCGAATTTGACGAACAAGACGATGACGACTATGATGAGGACGATGATATGGACGATGGTAGTGAAACGGTTCCTTCATTTAATTCTAGTGGAGAATATTTAGGTATGGTAGAACCTAATGGTGATATGGAAATTGATGATGATGTTGACATGGAAATGGACGAGCAAGAAGAAGAAATGGACGAGCAAAATTGGGAAGAAAGCTTAGATGAAGCTTACAGTCACAAGAAAGCACCAGGTGTTAAAGGAAGTGGACCAAAATTCTCTTACAACAAA